ATCGGATAGATTACCATCTACTACAGTGAATGTGTCTGTTGTTCCAGTTAAAGTAAGAGATTGAACTCCGTTTATGGATTTATCTATAATATCTAAATTATTATTTGTGGTTGTTCCCCAAGTTCCCGCTTGTTCACCAGAACCTATTTTTTCTATTCCACTGTTTGTATATGTGCTAGCCATCTTTACCTCACACTTCTATTTCTGTATATGTTTCTGTGCCAGTTGGTGTTATTTCTGTCCATGTCTCCGTGCCACTTGGTGTAATAGTGGTATATGTTTCTGGCGTTGCACCTGCATTTATTTCTTCAAACAACAATTCTCCAAGTGAGTCTTGAGAAAAATTTAAATCTGTGGTGCTAACACCTGATCCTATCATAATACCATTTGATGTTTTTGTAAATGCAGACTCTATTTCAGAGGTTCCTAGTCTAGCTCTTGTACCCGCTGATGTTTGTGTGAAATCACCACTTAACTCTGCATTTGCACCAGCACTTATAAAAATACCAGCTGTTGTTTGTGTGTTGTTAAAACTAATACTAGAAACACCAGATAATATACCAACACCAACAGATGCCTTTGAAGATATAGCTGTTTGTTCGGAAACGCCAGTAAACAAAATACCTTGATCGGCAATACTATATTCAGATAAAGCAGATACACCTAACACTAACAGTCATCCTCATTCTCTTGTTCAAATTCTTTTCTTAATTTTTTTATTCTGTTTTCTAAAGTGCTTATTGTAGTGTAGATATGTCCAGTGCCACTTGGTCGTATCTCACCTTTTAAACACTCAACTTCATCCATAAGTGCAATAATGTGAGTAAGTTTTGAGTTGTGCATTGTAACACTTTGTTTTGTATCTTCGTTATTTGTTACAAGTATTGGGTGTCCAGTTCTCATTAATCTGCCTCCTCTATTGTGTTGCCTTCAGCCACCCATTCTTGGATTGCTTGGTAGTGTCTGTTATTAGGGTCTAGTGGTACAAACATTTCTTGACCATCTATTGTTGCTTTTACATTTATATTATTTCCATTAAAATTTTGAATATATTGTGCTGATGTAATTATCATTTATTCCTCTATATTTCTGCATCTACTGTAATTTTAGCACCACTTGTGTGTTCTCTTATTTCTACACCTTGCCCTACTGTTAATCCACTACCTATAGTCGCTTGCATTGTAATACCTTCTGTGCTTAATTCAGCTGCTGACATATTAGTTGTTTGTGTAGCAGTATTAGCAAATTGAATTTGAAAGTCAGTTACACCAGAAAAAGTAATTGTTGGATTTGTTCTCATAACGGGGTGTAATCTAACAGTACCTACAGCTACAGTTGTAGTTCTGGCATGACCAAATGTAAATGCTTCATCACTTATAGGAGCAATCACAGTACAATATCTTTTGCAAAGCTGTAGTTCTTCCCCATATGACCTATGCTCAAATGGTGTGGCTTTAGAGCCTACTTCTAATTGTAATTCACGAAATTCAATGTATTCATTTGCACCAGCAGTTCCTGAAGGAGTCCAAGCAATCGCAACACTTACTTGAGTTCTGTCAGAAGCAATAGTACCCGTTGCAGTAATTGTCTGCCAAGATGTTGTTAAATCCCCTGAAGATATACTTCCAGAAAACTGAGAAGCAAGGTTTGTCATACCAACAGGATTTTCGTCAGTTCCTGTACCTGCATACACATTAAAATTTACATTTACATTCCAATCAGAACCTACTCTAACTCTAAATGAAAAGGTTAATGTTTTTCCAGCTAATTGTTTTGAGTCTTGTGATTCAAGTCCTTGTGTTATACCCATTGCATTTGTTACTGAATTACCTTCTGGTCTTTGAAATTTAATTGCAAAAGTATCACCTTCACCTGCACCAGCAGTTGCTCCACTAGAAAAAGTAAAAGAACCGGGACCACCATAACTTCTCCACCTGTCAGGACCATAGGTGTTGATTGTACTATTACTTCCTCTTTGATTTACAATACCAGTTCCATTGATAAGAAGATTCCTTCGCCCACCAATCTGTGAATTGGTTATAACGTCACCCATCTTTGCTAATTCTGCTGCTTTGGTCATTAACTTATCCTATATTAAGTGCATCATCTCTTTGCTTACGAGTTTGATAATCATCTCTTGCAGTTACAAGTGCAACAAAATCGTCTTTATTAGATGGTATAGGGTCTGTAAAACTTTCATCTGCCATTAATCTAGATGTCCATTCTTGTTGAAATCTCTTCCAACAATTATTTAGTTTACCTTCTATTGCATCATCAATCCAAGCATCTATACCTGCATTATCTGATATATCATTGTATAAATCATTAGACAGAATTTTTTGTTGAACATCTGTTAATGTTATTGTTTTTGTGTGGTTTGCCATATTTTTTCCTATCCTATTAACATTCCAAAAAATTTATGTTGTGATGCTAAAATGTCTACTACTTTTGAACCATTGCCATTTACATAAAATGAAACATGAGCAGTGTCATTAGCATCCATATCAACTATTGCACTAAAAACTATATTACCATTTACTCCTACATTTGCATGATTATATGGATTAAAATTATTATTATAAACTCTATTAGATGTATTTAAAACATGAACTCCAGAAGTTGAAGCACTCGTAATACCAGAATAACAAAGTGTATATCCTAAATAATATTTACCTGTAACAGGAGCAGTAAACTTTCCTCTATTAGCTCCATCATTATGGTTAAAATCAGCATTGACATCAAAATATTCTGTGTAATCTACATTTGTAAGAGCAGCTGTAGTGGCATCTCCTGTTATGTTACTTATATCAGATGTGGGCTGAGCAGAAAAAGCAGATTGAAGTGGTGTTGTAACAAGACCTGCGGCATCAATTCTAAATCTTTCAGAACTAGCATCTATATCATATATTCTTAAACCATAATTATTCTGTTCTACTTTAAAGCTACGAGTATTACCTTGTATTCTAACTCCAACGTCACCACTTGAATTTACAACAGAAAGTCTTTCTGTAGGTCCTGTTGTCCCAATACCAACCTTACCTCCTTCTGACATATCAATTCTCATTGCTTCTATAAGAGAAATACCATCAACACCTTTGAAAATAATATCTTTGTCACTCTGAGAAGATTTAATAATAAAATCATTAGATGAATTTATAAGTTCTGCGTGTGTAGTACCTCCATCTAAAAGATTAATACTACCACTGTCTGCATCAAGAGTAATTGTTCCTGCTGAGTCAAGAGTTAAAGCACTACTTGTTATTGAACCTGTTACATCAAGAGTACCACCAATAGCGATATTACTACTAAAAGTACCACCATTAGCCTTACTTACTGTGTCTGCGACACTGAATACATCATAAACAACTATTTCAATAACATCATTTAAAGAAGCTGATTGCACAAGCACAACTGACGTACCTGTAGTAGCTGTGTAGTCATCACCGGGAACTAATAATATTCCATTTTGATAAACATCCATATATAAAGTGTCAGAATAAGTTAATGTCAACGCATTATCATCAGCACCACTGAAGCTAGTTTGACCTGCTGTAGCTGTATATTGAAACCTATTTCTAACTCCATTAGTAGGAGATTTACCTATATATGGCATTATTTATACCTCTTGGCTTTCCCTAAATGCTTTATACGCAGTTTTAACATCTTCAGTCCACACTGTATTAGCTATTGCTTGTACCTTAGAATCTTCACCACTTATATCTGTTTCTGTATGAACCCATATGTCATCACTATTTTTTCGTGAAAAAAATGGTTCAAGAGTATGTCTATGTCTAGAACGACTTAACTCAACACCATCTTCTTTTATTATAGTGTCTGTTGCCACTTGTATTGTCCAATTATTTACAACTTCTATTTTTGGAACTTCTATTGTTTTTGTTAATGCCATATTAAATCCTTATGAGTTAGTTATATAAACAGCAAACCCACTAACATATGTAAATGTCTGTGAATCTATACTGCCACCATTATATATATGAAATGTTGTGCCACTATTGGCAGTGACATTATACTGTCTATTACTTAAAGAACCACCATTTACCACAGCCAAACCCACTGCACTAAAATGACCATCATGGCTAAAAGGTAAATTTCTAATTTGCACACTACCTCCACCACCAGTATTGCCACTATCATTACGAAATGTAACACACACTCTATTACCTATTTTTGTATATGTTCCATCTTCAGTAGTAAAAGTATTTGGATTGTCTGCATTTCTAATATCAGGAGTCCAAGTACCCTCTTCATAATCATCAAGAGCATTAGCGGCAGTATATCCTAAGTTTGTAAATGTTATTGAACCACCAGTTCCTACACATAAATGTATTCCTGCATTATTTGCATTTTGTACGTTTGCTTTGTTTGTTCCATTTGAATCAAACTGCATATAACCTGCTAAATTAGCGGCATCTGACTCATCAAGTCTAAGCAAACCATGTGAGTTACCACCTGCTGTGATTTCTAATTTTGATGCTGGAGCAGCAACTCCAATGCCTACACGATTACCACTAGCGTCAACAACTAAAGCATTAGCATCTGTATCAGATTCAACTCTAAAATCTACACTTGCACCACTTTCATTAATAGTAACTGCACCATCAAGACTTGTAGTTCCTGATGTAGTTAAAGAGTCAAGTGTACCTACACCTGCACCATCTATTTTAGTTAAAGCCATGCTTTACTCCTTATGCGTATGGACTGTCACCTAACAAATCTGTATCCCAAGCATTTTTAAGTTCAGTTATCGTTGTAGCATTAGTAATAGCACTTGCAGCAGGTGCATCTCTTAATGCTTGTTTCTTTGTAACACTTGCAGATTTAGCATCTGCGTCATCTACTTCTAGTGCTTTCATATAAACTACGTCTTCTGCTGCTAACAACGAAGCTCTAACTTCTCTAATTTTATCTTTAAAAATATCTTTAGATGTTGCTAAGTCTTCAGTTATTGTTGACCCAGATAATGTCCATGCACCTCTGAAATGTCTATCAGATGGCACAGTTGCATCAGATGCTGAAATGCTATTACCATCTTTATCTACTATATTTACTGTTGCCATTTAAGCCACCTTTTCTTTCTGTATGGTTAGTTCTTCATTAATCTTCCAAGCATTTCGCCATACTCTAGTGCTAGGAAGTTGATCTTTTCTACATATAACTAATCTAGGCTTATTACCTTTATCCCAGTTTCTCCACACCTTTTGTGGTATATCTTTCATAATTAAATACTCTATAGCTCTTTCTTCTGTCATTGCTTCTATTGGTTTTGTGTTATGTAACAAATATCCTCTTGTATGTTTTTTAAAATCTGGCTTTGCTTCATCCTTTGCTAATTCCCAATATACCTCAACTGGTGGTAATATGCCACCCTGCAATGCACAAGCCATCCAATTAGGGTCAGGATGTGTAACCTTTGCTGGTGCATCTAAATCATCTGGGTCTTCCCATACAACACAATATTCTGTTCTATAAGGCTCTAGCTTTTCTTTTGCCCAACACAATCTATCCCAAAGATGTGTGCCTTGAAATTCTGGTGTGGTTATTGTCATGCTAGTTCTCCTACAATCGTAGCCGTTGCTGGTTCCACATCAATTTGAGACTGACCAGTGTTTTGATAATTATATGTAGCCTGTGAAGTTGTAAAAGGATCATCGTGGTCATATTGTGGACCTATACCTGTATAACTGCCACCATCGTGTACTCCAAATCCACCACCAGAATAGTGTATGTTGACCATATTGTTTGTAAAATTTAATCCGTAGTCTCCAGTTCCATTGTCTGTCATAGAACCTACATTAAAACTATCGTGTACTGTCGCTTGATCATGATTAACCCAAGCCTTGTTTGTACCCATCAAAAGATAATCAGTATCTATACTTCTTGCAGTGCCATCTATCTGTCCACTTGTTTGTAATGTATCAAATGCTATTGTTCCGTTTGCCATTATGCGTTCTCCAATGCTGTGATACGAGCTTCTAATTCTTGTATAGTTTTTACAAGTAAAGGAACAAGTTTGCTTTGGTCTATACCTTGATAAATTGGAATTGTGTTTCCATCATCATCTAGTTTATTATCACCTACAGAAACACCATCTGGTAATTCTTCTCCATCTTTCCATACTTCTACTTCATTGTGTGTGCCAGTAATAGCTTCTGGCACAACTGACTGTACTTCATGTGCAAGAAAGCCATCTACTGTAGTGTCATCTGCATCTTCTATAAAATTAAATCTTTTTGGCTGTAGTTGTTTGAGCCTTGTTGTAGCATCTGTCATATCAACTACATTTTCTTTTAGTCTGTAGTCTGAAGAAGTGGCATAAGTCGTATTACTTGTATTAAAAGATATTTCTCCTTTAGTGCTACCATTAACTTTAAATCTCATAGCAGTTCCACCACTACCAGATGTGTCATTTAGTGACATACCAATGTCTGTTTGATAATTCTGTTTTATATGTAAAAAGCCATCAGCAGCACCATCACTTGATATTTGAACTTTACCATTTGTATCGATACGCATTTTTTCGCTATTATTAGCTTGAAAAGCTAAAGAGTTAGTTGTATCAGGTCCAAATGTTGTAACAGAGCCTGATGTTTTTATAACTGTGTTTGCATTTACACCATCAGTAAATCTTGCAATATTTCCTGCAACACCAGAGTTTACTTGTAACGGAAAACCTTGTGGGTCAGTTGAACCTATTGCAACATTATCTGAACTATCTATAGTAATAGCAGTACTTGTAGCATTATCGTCTATACCAGTACTAGTTATATTCCCTGCAAAAGTTGTATTCTGTGAACTATCAACAGTAACAGCAGTTGTATTAGCTGTTTTTATTATAACTTGGTCATTAGTAGATAAATCAATTCCACTGTCATTATCGCCTGAAGCATTGTTTATGGTGTCTGTTCTTATTTCACTCATGCTAGGTCTCCATGTGCTGTAGAAGATGCTTTTACAGAATCTGCTAACGCTCCATTTTGATAATGAGTAACGTCATAACCAGTTGTTGCTTGTGCTCCTGCATTAGCAAAAAAAGCATTGCCACCAGTTGCAGTTGTAAATTGATTTCCATTAACATAAGAGTATGTAGAGTTATTCATGTTATTATTTATAGCCACAAAAGCGTTTCCAGTTGCAGTATCTGTTAGACTTGAAACATTTAAACTATCGTTAATAGAAGCACCATCACCGGGAAAGTGAATCCAAACTTTAGCTAACCCTTGCTGTAAGTTAGTTGTGGTTGTGCCACCTTCCCCTACCACAGACATAGATGATGCACTGGATGCACCTTTTAGTTTATCAATAGCTATTTCTGATGCACCTCCACGAGTTAGATATGTATCTACCTTGATTGTACTCACGATATCACCAACCTTCCACCACTGTTCACTGTCAATGTAACACCACTATCTACAGTAAGTGTTCCTGTTACCTGTGCATTTTCTGTAGCTAATATTGTTGTACTTATTGTTAAGTTCTGTGCATTAGTTCTAAACATACCACCTGTTTTAAAGTTACCTTTAAATTCACTTGGAGGTGTAACTGTACCACCTGATAACTGAAGAAAATAAACAAAGATATTATTCGTACCACTTGAGGGTGCAGCAGTAAATGTCAATGTAGTGCCATCAGGCACAGTGTATGATGAAGTGTCTTGAACAACACCATCTACTGACACAAGAATTTCTTGTACAGAACCTATAGTTCTTCCTAATGCAAAAGTTGTATCAGAACCATCGCCATTAAATCTTACAACATCAGGTGCAGCTTGAAAATTAGCAGGTAAACCATTACCAACAAAAGGCATTATGTTATCTCCATTATTGATAAAGCAATATCTGTCGCACCAGATGCAGCAAGTTTTAACACATCTGTTGTTTCCATATTTATTTTATTCCCTGCTAATAGTTCTAAAGAAGACCCTGCTGGTATAGGTGCATTTGTAATTAATTCTACGTCTTGGTTAGCTTCGTTATTTGCTCCTGCTCTGTTTGCAGTATTAGAACTTAATGTAACAGTTGCAGTAACTTGACTCGTTGTTGTATTGCCTAGCATAACACCTAAGACAACTGTAGTTGTTGATGCAGCTACTGTATAAATAACATCTTCAGTCGTCACTCCTGCTTTTGTTACTAATTTAAATGTATTTGCCATATCCTTATCCTAACGCTATTGCTAATGCCGTTGCTTCTTCTGATGCTTCTGTTAATGTTATTGCAGAAATATCGCTACGAACTTCTGAAGCACTTCTACCTTCTACACTAGTGCCATTAATTTTTAAAAAGTCATTATCAGCTACTGTTGAATCTGCCACTAAAGTATTACCATTAGAGATACCAGTGTTTGTTACGGCAGCTGTACCAAGACCTAATGTTGTTCTTTGTGCAGAAGCATCTGCATCATCTAACAGTGCCTTACCTGCTGTTGTTAAATCATATGTTGAAGCAGTACCAGATCCAGTAAACTGTATACCTTTATCTGCCGCTGAAGTTAATCCTGCAATTGCTGCTAACTCTGCATCATAGGCCTGTACATCTGTTCCAATAACTAGACCAAGGTTAGTTCTAGCACCTGATGCTGTTGAAGCAGCTGTACCACCATCAGCAACTGCTAAGTCACCTGAAGATGTTACAGTAGATAAATCAATAGTCGGACTTGTAAGAGTTTTATTTGTAAGTGTCTGGGTTCCAGAGAGTGTAGTTACAGTAGAATCTATTGCAAAAGTAACAGCATTACCACTACCACTTGTGTCGATACCTGTACCACCTGTAAAAGTAAGTGTTTCGCTATCTAAATCAATACTTAACGCACCACCACTATCAGCTTGGAAATCTAAATCTTCAGCAGTTAATTGAGTATCTACATAAGTTTTAATTGCTTTTGCAGAAGCCAATGTATCATCACTAGCTGAGACAGAAGATAAATCAGTGTCTAATACACCTGATTTAAGATTGTCAACTTCAATATTAGATACAGTGTTGTTGTCAACATCGATTGTTTTATTTGTTAAAGTTTGTGAACCAGATAAAGTTGCTACAGTGCTATCAATAGCTACAGTAAGTGTATTAGATGATCCACTTGTATCAATACCTGTTCCACCTGCAATATCTAAAGTTTCACTGTCAAGATCTATACTTAATGCACCACCAGTATCACCTTGAAAGTCTAAGTCTTGAGCAGTTACTTGAGTATCAACATAAGCTTTGATTGATTGTTGTGTCGCTAAAGCAGTCGCACTATCAGAAGATAATGTATCCTCATCAAGAATAGCTGTAACTGTTGCACCACTAGCTAATTTTAAATTACTTATATTAGCTATATTACTTCCATCTAAAAACACTGTCTTTGCAGCGGGTAATGTGCAAAAAACTGTTCTTGTACCTGCACCCCAGTTCACGGCACTGCCAGAATTAGAACTGGCTAATATTGTTGTTCTTGCTAAAGTTGTGCCAGAAGCAGTGAATGTTCCTAACCCAACTTCAAAATCTGTATTATCAGTACAACAGTAATAAGTTGTATCGCTATCACTTAGATTGGCAGTAAAAGTCTCAAAACCAGTTACTGCACCAGCTAATGTAAGTGTGCCAGTACCAGTTGTTGTACTTGTCTCTTTTACTCTGTCTGATATTACTAATGCCATTACTTCAACTCTACTGTTAGATTCCCTGCATTAATTCTAAAAATATCACCAGATGCTATTGTCTTGTTAGCATCCAAAGCACCTACAAATAATATATTACCACTTGTTAAAGCATCAGCCACAAAAACATGAGTGATTGTCTCTGTTGTGCCACCAGATGCTGGAAACTCAATATTAGATGCGTTTGTTGCAGTCTGCGTGTCTGTAGCATCGGATCCAATAGTTGTCCAACCAGAAGCAGCTACTTGTTGTCTTGCATAATTTGTAAAAGTTGCTTCTGTTAATGAGCCAGTTTCTGCGGCAGATACGGCTGTTGCCAACCCTACATAAATACTATCTCCCGGACTAGAAAAGCTAAGAGAGTTATTCTTGAATATATAATGTAATATCCTTCTCTCTAGATAATTGGTTGCTGCATTTGATGTTGCCATTTACTTCTCCTAAGTTCTAGGGCTTCTTGGTAAGCCGTCTATATATGCGTCACTATTCTCTCTAGCTTCCCCATAATCTTTTAATCTTGTTAATTGATCCATAAATCTTTTTTCATATTGTTGAATCAAATCATTTTCGCCTTTCATAAATATATATGCATCTACTAAAGCTCCATACAATAATGCATAAGGCGCATTAGTACTTAACCATGTAGTATCACCATCAGCTCCTGCCGTTAAACTGTCTGGTCTATAATAGTAATGTAACTCTACAGTGTAATTTGCATCTGGTGTAGGAGCTACAATAAAGTTAGACACATCAAATGTTGCATAATATCTTGGAAGGCCAGTAGAAGCGGAGCCACTATAAGCCTCTTGCAAAAAGTTAACATCTTTTTGTAAAAGGAATGATTCACTTCCTGCTGTTGTTATTTGAAGGGAAAAAGAAGAAAGATAATCTGTGGGGACGCTTAAATACTTGTCATTTAAACTGACTGCGGATGTTACGTTTTTTCTAAAGATATCTAAATCTACTGATTTAAATATTCTTTCTTCAGATGATTTTATAAAATCTGATAAATGAGAAACAAATAATGTTTCAGAATTATCTGTAAAATCTTGTATGGCTGTTTTCATTTGTGCAAATGTAAAACTCATTTAAGCCTCCAATGTAACTGGACCAACAGTAACAAAAACGCCACCACCAGATACAGAACCTGTTGTAGATGATGCAGAAACAGTAAATTTATATGTATCATCTGTTAATTTAGTTATAACATATCCTTCAGCTAATTCAAAGATAGCCTTTGAAATTCCGTCAAATCCTACAGTGTTTCTAAATCTAACTCTATCTG